AGGGCGGCGAATGGCAACAAAGTACAGCGGGTAATGGGTTAGGAGACCACGAACATACAGTCGTAATTGATGAAACTGATGTGTGGCCGAAAGACCCATCATAAACAGAGAGAACTATTGAATAAGTTTAGCAATAAAACGTATAAATAGTTCTGATTAATTAATCAAACTAAATATAATTTTAAGGAGTTAGCAAAATGGGTGCAATTGTAACCAGTAAATTCAGAACACAGAACTTGATGGTTTTCATCGACCAGTTCAAAACTACTGGTTCTGTTGACGACAACTTCCTGTATCTGGGTTTCGGGCGGTCTGACGCTTGGCCTAATGATGCTCAAGGAAATGACGAAAGTTCAGGTAACTTTACACTACCTGACCCACTCGATGAACACGAATCACAATATTGGGCCGACATTGTTGGTACCAAGAGAATCCAGAACGATGATATCTCACCAGTGTTACCACGTATTGACTGGGACACGGGAGATACTATAGCATTTGATGGTGATGCCGCAAACGGAATCACTGCAATCGCTGAACCTGGACGTTCATTCGTATCTAAAATAGGATATCACTCTACAGTAATGAACTCGGAATATCGAGTTTATATGTGTACAGGCGAACCATCAACTGGCAAATGTTATGTTGGTGGAGTTTATGATGGAGGAACTGCTGTATCTCGTACAACGTGTGAAGGAACTGTCGGTGGCTTATGGCTACCAACTGGTGCTTCTGAAGAGCCAACTGGCTACACTGGAGATGTTGCGGGTCTTACCTCTCAACCAATCAGTACGTCTGACAACTATGTATGGACATTCCTATATAAATTGGAATTGAATGACATTATTAACTCGACTACGAATGACTGGATGCCTGTTATATCAGGTACTGGAGTTCTAGCGGGTTCTGAACAAGCAGATTTCGGAGATATAGATTCTATCTTTACAGCGAAAACTCACCACGGACTAATTCACGTTAGATTGGAAACCTCAGACGGATTCCCAGAAAACGATGACTTTAGACAGATTGGATTGCTACGTAATCCAGAACTAGCAGGTGGCGGAACGAAAGCCCAGGCGGCCGTATATGCTGATGCAGATACAAGTTTGGAATCAGATAGTGGACAGTTAATCTATCTCGAAAACAGGCGTGCGATTACTCGTGCTTCTGACCAGATTGAAGATTTGAAACTCGTAGTAGAATTCTAAAAAGTTTTTAGAGTTAAAAGTATATCCTACCCCTTTTGGGGTGGGATATTAAAGTACGAATAATATTTTAGGATAATAGCGAATGGCATATAACTTTAACACATCTCCATATTATGATGATTACGATTCAGATGATAGATTTTTAAAAATCTTATTTAATCCTGGTCGTGCAGTACAAGCCAGAGAATTAACACAAATACAGTCGATTCTTCAGAATCAGATGTCGGCTTCGGCCAACCATATCTGGAAAAATGGCTCACCTGTTGTTGGTGGACAAGTTAATGTCAATAAACGACAGTGGATACAACTAGCGGCTACAGATGCCTCTTGGTTGAATCGTGTCGTATACGGAGAAACATCTAATGCCGTTGCTGTTATTGAGCAACTTCACGATGATGAAACTCAACCGATATACTATTATCGAATCCTTTCTGGAACATTTGTATCAAGCGAAAACCTATTTACTTACGATACAGTTTGTGATGGTGGTTTCGATGTCAACGGAGATTGTATTGACAACTCTTGGTATGACCCCACTAAAATCTATAAAGCAGGTGTCATTGTTGGCACTGGAGAAGCATTAGAGGCAAGAGTTGCTCGTGGCGTTTATTGGTTAGACGGATTCTTTACTCCTGTTCTTGAACAAACAATTTTTCTAGACCCTCTGTCTGACATACCAACAACTAAAGTTGGATTTGATATTGAAGAGGTTATTGTAGAATCAACGACTGACCCTCGTCTACTTGACCCAGCATCTGGTTTCTATAATCAGAACGCACCGGGTGGTGACAGATACCAAAAAACTCTAACACTCATTAAAGAAGCCGATTCACTCGAAAAAAACAAGTGGATGTGGTTAATGGATGTGGATAATGGACTAATCACTACAAAATACGAAGCGACTGACTATTCACTGCTATCCAATGAGATGGCTCAACGTACTTTCGATGAATCTGGAAATTATACACTTAATCCATTTCCTATTGAATTTAAAGAGGGCAGTACGGCAGACAAATTTAAAGTAAAAGTAGAGCCATCAAAAGCATATATTAATGGATATGGACACGAACTCCTAGTTCCTATTACAGTTGAAGCAGAACGGGCAAGAACAACTCGCCACGTAGCAAATGACCATTTCACTCCTGAATTCGGACCATATTTTGAAGTCGAATCAGTAACCGATATGAATGGTGTTTTTAATGTCGTTAATAAAGAATACATTATATTCGTAACAGATTCCAACCATACGTCTGCTAATACAACTCCAAATACTATTGGTGTCCGTCAACGTGTTACTCACGTTAGAAAAGTCGGCAATATGTACAGAATTTATCTTGAGAACGACATAGGGCTTGATGCGATTTCTCCTGCACACTTTATTGTTTCAGAAGCAGATTTAGGAGTATACGCAAAACTTTATCGTCCTACTGGCGTTGCTGTTAAAAAGGGAGTTAATTATCCTTGGATGTATAAAATACATTCAAAAACGGCATCACTATCTCTTGGACAGGTTACATTTAGTACACAAAAAAATTCTACAGCATCATTATCTGGTGCACTTGCTTCAGTGCCTGCTGTTTTCAACGATATGCACTGGGAACGAGTTCTTTATATTTGGGATGAGTTCTCAAATTCAGTTATACCACAATACGGAACAGTCGCGGCTGGTCCTACTTGGCAAGCAGATTTATCTGGAAACACTACAGCATTAATCACAATTCTAGACCAAGCCTCTGGAACTGCTGATACATCATTATCTGGACATAATATTTCAATTATGGCAGATATGTATATGAGCAACGCATCGTGGAGAGCATTGTCTTTCGGAGAATCAACTGGTGCTATCGTATTGGCTAATGATACTCTTACTATTCCACACGCTACTACTGAAATTGTTTCTATTGTTGCTCCTGATACATCGGATGTAACTGCAAAATTTGATTTAGAAGAGAATATAACTGATACGACATTTAATGATGGAGTTCTCACGTGGAACGATAGTGTGAACGCATCACAGCCGGGTACGTATACAGTAACATACAAAGCATACACATTTGGTAATATTACGACTGCAAATTATTTTGCTGTCAACTCATATACTGATGCTGGTATTATTTACGATGATGTTCCGGGATATCGTGATTCAAAAACTGCAAGTCGTAACCTTGCTGACCACATAGACTTTAGAGCATCTGAGGATGATTATGCAGTTGGTACATATTTGCCTCTACCTGAGTCTAGTATTTCTGTTTCTTATGATTACTATCAACCACGAAGAGACCGATTAGTAATTAACGATGATGGGCAAATTAAAATCAAACAGGGATTTCCTTCAGATGAGCCTAGGCTTCCAACGGAAGAACTGAATGAGATGACACTGTACAATTTATTTGTACCAGCATACACTTATAATCATAAAAATATTAATGTCAGGCACGTAAAAAATAAAAGATTTACGATGCAGGACATCCGTGGTATAGAAAATAGACTAGAAAATTTAGAGTATTACACAGCCTTAAACCTCTTGGAGAAGGCAACTGCTGATATGCAAGTTATTGATACAGCAGGATTCGAGAGATATAAGAATGGTATGTTAATCGACCCATTCGTTGACCACGGCATCGGAGATGTTGTAGATGAAGCATATTATTGCTCCATCTATCCAGAAGCAGGAATTTGTACTGTCCCGTATGAAATGTACGGTATGGACTGCGAAGGTGGTGTAAATAACAATATGAAAATAAATAATCTGACATATACACTTGATTTCACAGTACAAGAAGCGTGGATTACACAGCCGTATGGCTCACAAGTAATTAACTTGAATCCATTCGCAAGAAAATCTTGGGTTGGATTCTGTACGCTTACTCCACAATCTGACACGTGGTTTGAAGAACTTTATATGCCTGACGTTATTATTCAAAATGAAAATAACAATGAAGTACGCCAGCAAGTAGAAACTTTTGGTGTGCAGACACGATGGAATGCTTGGCAGACTGAATGGTCTGGATGGGCTAATATCGGTGGAAGAGAAAATGTACGAGGCGGTGAAGAAATAGTCACTTTTTCAAGCAATCTTAGTTTTGGTGGTGGCAGTGGAACTGCGGAACAAGCGTGGAATTCTGGTACTCACTGGGGTTCAGGAACCATTAATAATCGCCCTAGTCGACAAAGAACTGTTTGGAGAACTGTAACAAATGTAGAAACTTGGGACCAACAACAACAAGAAACCGAGAATCAAGCAAGAAGCGGAACAAGGTCTTGGATGGATATCAATGATATTCGCACCCAAGTTGGTGACAGATTCGTAGACTCTTCTGCTATCCCTTGGATGAGGTCAGTTCCTGTTACTATTGACGTAGAGAAATTGCGACCAAATACTGTAATGCACTTTGAGTTTGATGAAATTAATGTTGATGCTTATATCACGCCATCAGGCGGAAGTATGGGAGACCCAGTTCAGACTAACTCTATCGGACAAATTGCAGGGGCTGTACTACAGATACCTTCAGAAGGACCAAACGGAGTACGAATTAGAACGGGTATGAAAATACTTGCAATAAAAGATAATTTCATTCAACCAGAATTAATGACTACTCAAGCAGTAGGAGTATTTACTTCTGCGGGTACATTGGACAGGCGACAACGTGATATTCTATCTACACTAGAAAGTTATAGAGTTGATGAGTCGATTAGAGATGAACAGGCTATTTTAGGTGGGACAAGAACTATACAGGAATCTAGAAACGGACTCACAAACGGAAGAGAAGCAAGAACGGTTAGAGAGTATTATGACCCAGTAGCAGAATCCTTTCTAGTTGCTGATTCAGATGGCGGAGCATTCATAGATTCAATTGACCTGTTTTTCTGGTCAAAAGACGATGAATCAACTCCAGTCCGAGTAGAAATCAGAACAATGATAAATGGTTTCCCAACAACGACACAAATTCCACTCGCATCTAAGATGCTTTATCCAGACCAAGTTGCTACTTCTACGGATGGAGCCGTTAGCACGAGATTCCAATTCGATGACCCAATTTATCTAATGAATAATACTGAATATTGCTTTGTTGTAATATCGGATTCCCTAAAATATAATATGTGGATTTCTGAATTAGGAGAAGTTGATTTGCTAAGTGGTAAATATATTAGTGAACAACCATATCTTGGTTCGATGTTTACTTCTCAGAATAACCGTACTTGGACACCTGAACAATTGAAAGATATTAAATTTGATATGAATAGATGTCAGTTTAGTCCTACTGGTGACTTACAGATTAATATGAAGCCTTTCAATGGAGTTAAAGAAGCGGCCTCATTTATGCCTAATTTCCAGCCACTTGTTCTTTCAGGAACGACTTTGGGAATCGAGGCTATTATTAATGGCAACACAAATGACAGTATTAGTGGTGTCCTAGATAATGAAGATGTAATCCTAGATGATGTAGTAAGCCTTGATGGTTCTCACACTATCGCATCTGGTTATCAATATACTCCATTATCATATGCCACGACTTTTTCGACAGAAAATCCAAATGTTTCTCCTGTTATTAATAAAGAGAGGCTATCGACTGTCCTTGTTAATAATATGATATGGGATACTTCACCTATACCAAAGAATGAAAAAGGAATTTATCAGTCTAAAGATGTTAAGTTGAGAAATTTTGCCACGGACTTACAGATGTGGTTGTCTGTCCAAGAAGTTCCTAATACATACGTCAAAGTTTACTATGATACAGGTACAGTTATCCCTAGATATATCACGACTACCCCATATGCAAACACAGTTACACACGGTGATTACAATGTAAATGATTTTGAAGAGTATTACGCACACATTTATCCATCTGGAACTAATAGTCCAGAGAATACTATCACGGTTCAGCAATCAGGGATTGCGAATTGGACTGGTGTTATACAAGGTACTGGGTCAAGTGCGGCAGTATCTACTGCTTATGTTGATGGTGATGACGACCCAGCCAACTTAACGATGATGCACTTGGTTGATATATCTAATATGAAATCAATCATTAGAACCTGTTTCATATGTAAAGAAGATTTAGAAGGTGTTACGGCTGATGCGACTGGGTCATCATATCCATTTGCAGGACAGACTGACCTCACTCTTTATGAAGTTGGAGACATCTGGTTCGGACTATGGGATGACGATTTGAACAGGAAGTTCTATAAGAAGATTATGCTTCCAGACGGAACATTCTCTTCAGAGGAAGTTCCAATTCTTGAGATTGACTCTATTGTTCCTCAAGAGCATCCAGATTACCCGATTGGTCTTGCTGTTATAGAGGAAGACCCAATATCTTGGAGAGAGATGAAAGATAGTGGAAATACTATAACAAATCCATCCATCATAACGGATATGGAGTTTGTAGAACATACATTTACTCCATTGAAGAAAGTGCCTGCTGAATTTGACCACTTTAGAGTAAAAATTGAACTACATACCACTCATCGTTGCTATTTGCCTGCAATTAGAGAGATGAGAGTATTGGCGATGACATAGGAGAATGAATGATGGCTAAAGAAGCAACTTATAAAAAAGACCCCTATACTGGTGCCGTAATATTTACCGATGTTGATGCGTATGCCCAACGAAAAAGAGTGATGGAACAGCATAGATTATCAGAAAAGGCTAAGAAGGATTCAAAGCGAAGTATAAATAGTATGAAGAACGAAATAAAACAACTCAAAAAGTTGGTAACCGACTTAATTGAGGGGGGATAGAGTCAAATGGCATTAGGGACAACAGTTATTCCATACGTAAGGAAGGATGAGACCTTTAAAACGTGGCGAGAACGCACAAATTTAATGATTCAACAACAGAACAATTTCGTCCGAATGCAGGAGTTCGAGATGCTAGGAGTTAGTGACACTTTCGTCAGGACCTCTATGCAACTGAATTATATGAGCGAAGTATCGTCCGAATAAAAATTATAGGAAATTAATAAATGGCACACTATACAGGTCACACATTCACTCTAACCGAGTTGAATACAATCGAGCAACAAAAGAGTTCCTTCCTGGACTCTTTGAATATTAAGTTAGATGCGCCTGACCTTCTAGTAAAGGACTTGGCCTTGATGCTCAAGTCTCTAGAAGTAATGGAAAATTTAGAGCACCTTCCCGAATATAAAGACTTTTTAATTAATGTCGCATCTCGCTCGGCTGATTTTGTGTCACCGACCGAGTTAATTCCCAATGGCGGAATGGACATCACCTATGAAACAACAAATTTAGTACAGAATAGTTCCTTTGCCGCAGACGCTTTTGAGGTAGAACTACTTAAAAATAGTGGCTTTGATGTGCCAGTAGATATAGCACGACCTTGGGCTAACGGTATTGCATACCAATTTGATACTCTCTTTACTGAAGGTACTCAAATTGTCACAGCATACACAGACGGCCTTCAAGTTGCTTTGACTTGGTTCGAGGCTGATTTAAAACCAAATACACAATACAAATTTGCATACGACCTAACAGTTTCAGATGTTGACTGGGATTTAACTTCCGGTGCTAAAAATATGGTCGATATGTTAGCGGGCGACACAGCATCATTCTCTGAAGTTGGTGGTGGACCTTCACCAAGAACATTTATTTGTTCGGTTGTAGAAGACCCTACCCTAGTACGACCTACTTGTAGCAGTTGTTCTAATAATCCTTCAATCATTGACCAAGTGACTTGTGAAGGTGTTGGAGAAACTTGGACAGTAGATACACCGCAATGGGATACATCTCTTTCAGTGATGGAAGCGGCTTGTTTAGCCCTTGGCGACCATTGGGATGAAGGTGCAATCAACGACCCAAATACACAAGCACACACTCTCGTACCATACCATCTAGAGGCACGTGAGGGTGACACAATCATATTTAATAACCCTATTACCTCTATACTAGTTCATAATGCAGTTTCAGATGACAATATTTCTTTTGCTTCTCCTGACTTATCACCTGGCGAAGATTGGAGTTGGGTTGTAGACGGATATCACGACCTATATTTCCACTGTACATTCCACCCTCTTGAAGAGGGACGTTTGTCGTCAACAACGAATCATAGATATGTTTATTCAATCGGACACGGATTAAATCCTGGCGATACAATTAAAGTTCCTATCAATTATGGCGCACAAATTGCCTTACCATCATTAAGTAATTCATATAATATTAACTTAGTAATGCCTCAGCCTTGTACTTCACTTGGTGGAGCAGGTAATCAAAACGTAGTTGAATCACTTTATCACGACCTATCACTCACAAATGTAGTAACATTCCAGTCTGGACCAGTTGAAACTAATCCAAATGCTGGTGTTCCAGTAGATGTAGTGTTCTCGGGAGGAAATGATGCGAATACAGTATCGGCCACAGCCGAAACTTCAGTTGTTGGTGGCATTGTATCAGATTTAACACTAACCTCTCCTGGTTCTGCTTATATCGGAATCCCGACAGTATATGTTACTGGCGGTGGCGGAGCAGGTGCTACAGCAACAATAGATTTCAGTGGTATGCTAACCAATATGACAGTCGATGATATTGGAAATGGATATCAATCAGCACCAAGTGTAGTAATTTCTGCGCCTGATGTTGCTAATATACCTGATGGTTCTGGCGGAACAGTTCCGACTACTCAAGCAGTCGCTACAGCCTCTATCACAGGTGCAGGAGCAATAGACCAGATTATGATTACGGAGCCTGGTACTGGTTACCACGCACCTCCTACAGTCTCACTAACTGGCGGTTCTCCTGTTGTAACAGGATTAATAACTGCTGAAATTAATGGTAGTGTTCTTGCAATCACACTAACCGCTGGCGGAACTGGTTATGGTTCTGGTGACGGTTCAGTTGGAGTAGGCGAAAGACAATGGGAAGAATATATTATCACCGCAGTTCAAAAAGGTGATGCACGAGTAGACGTATTCTTTGATGATGTTAATGTTATCGGACATATTCATACGGCTGAATTGACTACGGCTCAATATGCCACAATTCAAACAGGTACACCTACAGTTGTAATGACAAGCACAGATGGTGACGGTTCAGGTGAAAATTCACCTCACGCCCACTCTGCAACTTATGATTGGGACCCTGCACTAAACAATGGTGCTGGTGGAATGTATCTTGTTGGTATGACTGGTTCACATACTCACGGTATGGAGAACTACTACGATATTACTGGCGGAACAAAAATAGAATTAACAAACTTTGGACATTATCACGAAATATTAATTGACTTGGCTGACGAAGCAACGCTCAAAGCAAGTCCTCTTACTGGAGTTTCTCAAGACACTGACGGAACTTGGAGTGCAACGGGTGGTAGCACATTAATCAGAACTTCTGACTATGGTACTTCAGACCCTCAGCATTTCCATACGCTTGAATTAGGTTGTCTTGACCCAACAAATGATATCTATTTAATTATATCAATTGACCAACATATTCACGATTTTGATAGAGTCTGGTACCCAGGTTCATCTCAATTCACAATCGGTCAATATGACTTTGCACTAGGTGGAGATGATTTAAATCCAACATCTATTGCAGACCCATTCACTGACATTGTAGGCTATGTTAAGAAAGAACGTGGAATTCAATGTGATGAACACGGACTTATTAGTGGCGATAAAATACATTATCAGAATGTTTATAACGGCATCCATCACGGAAATACGAACTATTTTGTAGATTTCGTAATTGACTTGAACCATTTTGTACTCACAGAGACAGTTATTTATCCTCTTGAGAATGCACCTGGAACTACACCAACTGACTTCAATATTATTGAACAATATGAAGTTATTGCAGATTTGGCATCTTATAGATTTGAAGTTGACAGAGACTTAACAAATCATATTGGTGACCCCGGAGCAGGAACTGGAGTAGATGTTCTTTGGAGTAGACCACGTACTGTACATTCAGTTAATCACGGATTAAGTGTTGCTGATATTGTTCAGTTACCTTCAGGCCCACAACCATATTCGCCTACTGAATTGCCTGGTGAAATGAGAGACCACACAGTTGTTGCTCTCGGAGATGGTTATGGCCCGACTGATAACTTACATATTACAGTTGATACACAAACATCACTTACATTTAACGACCCTGGCTCCACGACAGTTGAAGGCGCTCAAGATAGCCCTTGGTACTGGACTTGGTGGGACCAATCAGCAATATCTTACTTCCCTTATCAAAGAGATGAGGCCGATGCAGAATCATTCGGTGGTAACCAAGGTATAGTTGGAGGATTCGACTTATTTAGAGGTGGTACTTATACATTCTCAAACAATGCTTGGAACCCATCTGGGCATATTTCAATGCCTGACCCATTCACGGGTGTGCCGACAAATATGTATATGCACGCCGCGGGTATTAAAGCAATACCTGGAGCAGGTTGGGATAACTTAGTTCAAGCGGGTATGGCAAGAGGTCTTGGCGACCCAAATGCAGGTTATCATTGTGTTAGTATAAACGCAAATCACGGATTAACAATTATTTCTGGTTCTTATAACGACTTTGTTAATACAGAAGAAGACCCCGGAACTTGGGTAGGTGACGAGCCATTCCCAACTTGTATGTCTCTCCCTGGATGGTGTGAATCAATTGACGTAAATGGTTGGTACTACAATGGAGTAGATGACTATTCAGTTTGTGAAGGATTAAACCCAGGTTTCACTGACGTTGGACTCCCTCAGTGGAGAATGTCACAATGGATTGGTAACTTCTCAAAAGAATTTACTTGGAGAATACCAGAAGATTTTGGTCTGACAGGCGCTGATGGCGTATCTGGATTCGGACCTTTTAATCCACCAGGAGTAGTCAACGGCTATTATGCGGTTGAAGCAGATGGCGGACTATACAAATTTAATAAAGAAGGAATGATTGAAGGTACTAACCGAACAATCAATCTATATCGAGGTGGTACATATCGATTCAGAGTTAACGCCGCGGGACATCCGCTCTATGTAACGACTGACGATGGTTCTCACTTTACGCCTGGTGCTTACTTCGGTGAGTATCTATTAGGTGTTACTGGTACTAGGGCTGAAGAAGGCGCTGGAGACCAAACATATGCGGGCTCATCTGCATTCGGAGACGATGGTACGGGTGTACCAAAATACGAAATATTAGAATTTACTGTACCAACAGTGGCACCAGATACATTGTATTATCAGTGTGCTTGGCACGCCTCAATGATTGGTATATTCAACATTATTGACATACCGACAGTTGTTGCTGGCGATGATATTCACGTTTATTATCATCACGGTCAAGATAATATGTACACTCCGTTACACATCTTAGATAAGATTGTTGTTGATAATGGAACTGGGCCTGATTACTTTCAAGTACAACCAGAGCCAGAATACGCATTCCCAGTAGCGGGAACTCAAGCAGATATTCTTGGAACTGGTAATCTAGTAACAGCAACTGGACCTGGTGCTATCCCAGATATTCAAGCAATGAATATCGAACTTGGTACTATCCAATATATTAATCCACTATCAATGATTCCAGGTATTGGTTCAGAGCAATTCCTTGTTACAAATAACTTTAGTGGAACTGCTGTAGTTTATCTAAGTGTACCAATTGGACAGAGGTCAGATTTAACATTAGACAACGTAACTTTCAAAGAAGTTGTTTGGACAGAGACAGGCTCCTGGCAGGTACAAGGTGGTACAGCATTTACAGCCAATACCGATGCAGGATACATTGAGCAAATTGTTACTGGAACACTTACAGACGGAATCACATACGAAGTTCAATATGATATCATAGAAGATTTTAAAGATGAATTTGGTGCACCTAACGGAACACTTAAAGCATCTATCATAGGAGACACAGTTGTTGATGGTACTGCCAACACAGTAGTTGGACACTATACAGAAACATTTGTTGCTCCATCAAACTCTACAGTATTCAGACTGACAAGTACAGGTCAAGGAAAGGTTGATAATGTATCAATCAGAGAACGTGTAACTGGTCAGAATGCTTGGTATATGGGTGAAGGATGGCTAGCAATCGGTGGTAAAGCACATATTGACGGTTCTATATCTTCTCCTACAGAGATTAATCAGACTGTTGGCTTTGAAGCAGGGAAACTATATGAAATTAAATACAGTTTAACAGACCTCGACCCAACTGATAATGGTATGACTGGACGATTAAGAGTCGGACTTGGTCATAATACAGAAAATCTTATTTCTAACTGGAACTTTGATATTACTGACCCAGTGTTAGTTAATTGGGCAATGAGTGACGTTTCTATAGGAATTGTTAATGAACATTTAGACTTTAACTCTTCTACAAATGCAACGGCGACTTATGTAATGCCTAGTTCGATGGTTAAGAATCGTAGATACGAAGCGACTATTGATACTACCTTAATGACGGAAAATATTTTAACTTTCCAAGTTGGACCAGGACCGAGTGGAACTCACTCACATACATTCCAGATGTCACAAACTGACGCTGATTGGTTAATGGAAGATGAGACTAGAGAACGCACATTCCCTCAAACGGATGCCTATCACGCAGAGACATATACACATACGTTTACCGTAAGATGGTCATTGGTTACTGTCGATTGGGTACTTGTTAGTCAAACTATTCCTGAAGGTCACACTGATATGTTACTGACTGGAACGGTTATTAACACACCAACTATAGAAGTTTTACTAGACGGAGTTGTTCAAGGCACTATTTCAGAAAGTGGCATTCATCATATGGATTTGATGGGTGAATCTACTACTGATATAGTTGTTAGAGTAAATGGTACTGGTTCTATCGCTCACATTAAGATGTTTGAAGAAGAAATTCCGACACTCGATTACGATTCTACTGGTCTTGTTCATCAAGGCGAAGTAGTACATCACGTAAGAGCGGGCTCACACGATTCCCTTATCCACTTCGTAGCAGATGTAGATAATAACCGTGCTGAAATGAATAGTCCATATTACTCCAATACTGGTTTTGAAGGAAGCATTGACGATGTATCTGTAAGAGAAATCGAAGAGAAGTGGACATTTGCTCCTCAACAAGGTGCAGCCGCATATGTTGACCAAGTAAGTCATCAAATCTATACATCTGGTACAGGAACTGGAGCAAGAGGAATTGCTCATATTAGTTTTGAAATAACAGATACTATGAATTATAAAGTATCCTTTAGTGTTGATAGACCTACTGATTCCATAGTTAAAATTGGGCCTACGCCTGATTCAAATGCTTACGGAGAGATGGCAATTGTTGCGAATGATACAACTGGAAATAAAGACTTTATCTTTACCGCTTCTGTAACTGGAGTTGCATTCTTAACGCTTTCAACTACTGGAAATGGATTTACTTACTGGGATAATGTTTCAGTTAAGACAGTACCTAATCTTTCATCCGATGAATATTTACTTCTCGCACGTTCAATGAATGTGTTCGGAGTTCCTATCGGTGGAGAAGAAAGATGGAATGCCACACATTTAGATATGTCAAGTGCAGATTATACTGGACAACCAACTGCAGGATTGCGTTCAATGGAATCGTTTGGTGAATCTGTAATAGAAGATTACTATGACGTTAACAAGCGTTCTAACGAAATCTTGAATCCGCCAATATCAATCTCTAGTTTGAGTATTGAATTTGGAACAAGAGAAGTTACACAAATTACACCATCTTGTTCTGACCCACAATACTTGAATCCAGTTGATTGTGTAATACCAAACGGAACTTGGACACCTACTGTAGCCGCTTATTGTTCTGACGGAATTTATACCATCGAGGGTGATTGTATAGAGCCAAACGGAACTTGGACTGCTGGTTATTGTTCTGACGGACAATGGACTTCACAGCCATCTTGTTTAGGTGCTGGTACTTGTTCTGACATAACTTACAATAATGACGAAACAAACTGTTTACTTAATTCAGGAACTTGGACGTCTGATAATGAGACTTGGACAGCAGGTACTTGTACTGACATAGCATACACAAATGAATTTGATTGTATAGCCCCACGAGCAACTTGGTACGATGAAGTCTTTGAATTTTGTTCAGACTCGAACTTTACTGACCAAACAACTTGTGAGGCACCAAGAGGAGTTTGGGACCCAACAGTTGTTAGTGCGATAGCAGGCGATGTAATCGAAATGATTGGTGATGGTATTGATATAAACTGGGTAGTCACAGTTGGTGGACAAGAGCAAGTCACTAATCCAATTCAACTACCTACTAAGATTAATTTTACACTACATCCTGAGACACCTCTGGGAGACCAAGAGTTTAAGATTACTAATGAAGATGGAGACTATGCAGTTGCAGGTGCCCCATTCAATGTTAGAGATATTTTGAGAATCATAACGGTCACAGAGATAGACCCCGCTACTTGGTTTATACTTGGGGCAGGATTTGTCTCTGGTGGAAATGGTACAGTAGCGTGGGTAGAACTTTCGAGTAATCCAGGTACTGGCCCAGTGGCAAATAGCCCAAGTTATCAATTCACAGATGTTAACAATATGCAATTAACAGATGACCAAGGCGGCCTAGCGGTCGGAACCTATGATGTTATCGTAGAAAACGCAGATGGAACCACTTTCAGAGAAGTAAGTTCTCTGGTGATTACATAAAAAAACCGATATGATTATAAATAGTTTTATTATAAATATATCAGAAGAATACAATTTTTGGAGATAAAATAAAATGTCCGTAACACTATCAAGCATAACTACTGCGGTTGACCCGTTCAATGACATACCAGATATTACATTTGATAGTATCGATGTTTCGGCGTTTACCGAAGAAGTAGAAATATATACAAATACACCAGCGGTTATGATACCGACTAAACTGAATGCTATGGCATCCAGTATGAAAACCTGGTTAAATAACAATATTTCTGCTCCTTTAGAAAATCAACAGAATACCTTCAAAAACGAAGTCGTTGTCCGTACTAATACGGCAATGAACGCTGTGGAAACCTATATGAACGATGAAGTTCAAGGTTTCGTAAATGGCATATTCGTTCCTTGGGCCAACGATGCAGGAGACGTCCTGTCTAATCACGCTAATTCACTAGAGACCAATGTCACGGGTCAAATGTCTCAGTTAACGGCAGATTATACAGCACACGTTGTAACGCAAGACGCCCTAATCGCACAAGCCCTAGCAGATATGTTGGCAAACCTTGCTCAATATACTTCAGGCGCAGGCGAAATTGGTTATTCAATTCATCAAACAAACGAGTTACTTGCCGATGTAACAATGACCAGAGAAATCGGATTTACTGATTATCTCTACAATGCAGACGGCAATATTACTTTCGCTGAAGAAGGCTCTAACACTACTCACCACATTAACTATGATAGCATCACTGGAGCAATTAAATCCTTTGGTGAGATGATGACAATTGTTGGAGAGCCAAGACCTTTCGTACATCATTTGAAACTAGAAAATGAAGAGTCTACTGGTTCAACTTCAGTAGCAAAAATTAAAGCATATGATATGTTTAAAAATACTTCTGGCGGTGGAGTACACTCATTCAGAGGTACAGGTCACGAAGTAAATGGAGACCCTGCTGTCGAACTAACTATTTTGAATAATACTTCAGTTCCTGACACAGACAACCCAGAACTTATATTAAGACGTGGAGTAGATGCCGCGATTATGTTCGGCGGGATTGATGCAGGTGATTATATTCATATTACTGAACTAGACGGCACTACAATTTATAACGGTGGTGTTGATGGTCAATATGCACAAGACTACGACACAATTCTATTTAAACCTAATTCAAGTTATTGTCACGATGCAACATCCGCAGTAACTGGTTGGGGTGTACCAGCAACTTTTCACGCAAGTGATATCGATTCATCTGGCGGAGCATACGATACGCCTATTAAATGCGAAGAATATAAAGATTCTACGGTAGCATTACTAGATGATTTCTCTCGCTCATATGAATATAATATTGCTGGAGAATCTTATGATGCCGCGTTATCTGACGGACTGATTTATAAAGTCTTTATTAATGATGACTCTGGATTTATTGATTCTTACGCATATACAATTGATGCAAATGGTAAAACAGGTACTGGTGCTATACTTAACGCTGTTTATGATGATGGCGTTTCAGATGTTGCAATCACTGCCTCGGGTACTAAGTATTCCTACAATACTACAGCAAGAGCCTTTGATTTAGGTGCTGTAGATGTAACGGGTTCTACTGAAACTAAGGCAACTGCTTCTCATACGCTTAAAGATGGAATGGTTAATGCAGTTATCGTTCAATCACCTGGTGCTGGTTATACTGGATACTGGGAAGTTGATGTAGCAGATGTTCCTGGCGGAGATGGCCATACGCATACAGTTCATTTAACACAAACAGAAGTTAATCTAATTAAATCGGGTACTCCAGTTACTACGACAACCGTAGATGCTGGACACACTCACGACCAAATAGTAGAATGGAACGAGTTTAATCAGTCGTTTGTTTTCTCTGGTACTTCAGGTGCTCATACGCATCCGTTGGCTGTTACTACTCACACAGTTAATCCAACGCTTGTTCTTACAATAACAACTTCAACCGGTGGACTTGCTACTGGCGATGTTTATCTTAAAGAAAATGACTCACTCGACTATATTATGATTACAGATGGCGGAGCCGATTATGTTTCCTCAGATGCAGTAACTATTGTAGGTGGTTCTCCATCAGTTGTTGGAGCAATGTCAATGGAAATCGTAAACGGTGGAATTGCATCGTTCTCGGTTGCAACGCAGGGAACTGGATATACCGATACAACTGCAAAAACAGTTGCTATCGATATTCAGAACAACGCATATAACCCATCAATCATATCTGCAAATGTTGGAGATACGCTTGAGTTTACTAACTTAGATATTCAACCTCATACTGTTACCCATACGGGTGGAATGTTCGCTTCAGGCGATATTCCTCAGAACGCAACATTCACTTATGTTATTACTAAAGCAACTGAAATTACAGACAAGTACGATATCTTTGATGACAACAACGCAGGCACAACCGCTACTCTTTGGGTACGTGATAATAGTGTATACGTTGATATGGTTACTTCAACTGGAGGCGGTGTAAGAGGACTTGCTACTGTTAACTCAAGTGGAAATGTTACTAACATTGCTGTAGACAGACCTGGACAAGGTTATGTCTCAAGTGATACTGTAAGAATTACAGATGTATCTGGTCCTGGTGAAGGAGCATATGCTACCGTAACTACTGACCGTTCAATTGCAAATGTAAATGTTATCGCTCGTGGTACTGGTTATTCACCAAGAACACAAATCATTGCAGTAGATAATACTGGAATGGCACAGTACGATGAATACGGAGTTGCTACAGGCGTAACAAATTATGGTTCTGGTGCAAGACTCAAAGCAATTCTAACGACTGAATATGTCGCTGGATTTTGTTCTGACCCTACTTATACTAATTCAACTGATTGTGGAAACAATGCAGGCTCCTGGACTGCCGAAATAACTATCGGTGAAATTTCAGGTGTATCAGTTGATTCAGGCGGAAGCGGATACAGTGATATCGCTTTCATAATCAATGACCCAGAAGGAACTGGAGCAGGTGCTTCACTTGAGTCTGACCTTAATAACGTCATCACAAGTATTAACTTTTCTGCAAGAGGCTCAAACTATGATGAGCCTAAGATTGTAATTGATGATGCCGGTGGACTTATCGGAACTACACATAAGTCAGTTGGTACTGGATTCGTTGGAACAGTCGGGCTAAACAATGGTATTGGCGCAGCCACTATCGTAGAAGATTGGCAAGACTATGTAGACGGATATCAAAGGGTTATAGTTGTCGATGCTCACGCAGAGCCAACTGGTTACGGTGCTGAAGGTACTGCTACTCTAGGAGTTGCGGGTAACATTTCAGATATAGTAATCACTAATCCTGGTACAGCATACAAAACGCCTGTCGTTTTAGTTGGTGGACCAGTGCTTCATACTGGAGCATCAATCAATAATGTTAATACTAACTTGGCACTATATGGCCCAGAAGGAAATGATAACGCATCTCCTTTCTCTGCTAATAACGCCGCGGGTACTAACTTTAAAAATGGTATAATGATTCAATTCGAGAATCCAAATGGACATACTTTGAACGACTCTTGGGACTTCAAATTACAGTCTTGGCATTTGGGAACTCCTGCGTCATTACTATATACTTCTAGTAGATATGATGGTAGCCTCGAGAATATGCGAGGAATCATTACCCTTAAAGATGTTTGGGATGTATAGGCTAGAAAAGTTATATAAATAGATATAAATAGATTAAATGATATTGGAGAATAAAAAACAATGGATATTTTAACACTTGGCAAGATGAACCAAATGGCAAAAGATGTCAACGTCACGTTGGAATA